GGGTAGGGTCGGTAGATTCCTCAAGAGAGGCCACCTTCTCTGTTAAAGTTCCGTAACCTACTGCGGCTCCTCCAATAGAAGAAGCAATGCCTATCCATAAGGCAACATCTTGTGGGTTCATCGTGGGGTCATCTCCAAGGTTGATTGTGGGTCGTTAGCGTATACGCCGTACATAAAACTTTCTACACCTACGTTATGCTGCTCCCAGTCTAGGTTGAGCTGTGTAGGTGTAAGCTCATCTATAGATACTGAGGTATTCATAAAGAAGTCCATGACTGTATTAGTAGCCATGAAAGCACCTGCTATCACATCAATGACTACAGCATCCTGAGCGTAGCCTTCGATCATGTTCTTAGTGATACTGGCCTCTAGCATACCTGAGATAGATGTATTGAATTTCTGTCTGCTAGATTCTTTAATAGCCCTAAGGTCATTCTCAGTGGCGTAAGCCTCTGCATTGATCTTAGTCTGTTGGTCACCATTCACAAGCTTGTCAGCTATCTCTGTGACCGTGGCTATCTCCTTAGCAGCATCCGTCAGAGCTTCTTTCTGATCATCATATGTACCTTGTTCTACGTCAATCATATCGTTCAGTAGAACGGCTGTGAGAGCCTCTGGAGTGCTGTTTACTAAACCATCAGCATATGCTTGGTTAAACGTGTCCATCTGGGCAGATGTTAGGTGGTATTGCGTGTCATCTGCTAGATTGTATATGATGGTGGTGCCATCTAACATACTCTCTTGTGACCATTGGGAGAAGTCACCTACCTGAGCGCCTATCGTGTAATTAATATCGGACGTAGCGTTTGCGAGATCGGTCATATCGTAATCGTTCTCTTGGCTCTTTACGTGTAAAGACAATAGGAGCGTCAGGGACAAGATTAGGGTTATCATTATAATATTTAAGTGCTGCATCGCCTATTTTACCTTTGATTGGGCAGGGGGTTGAGCTATTTAACATAGCGTGGAAAACTCTAGGGTCGTTACATAGCACACTGGTTGCGGCTACTTTAAGGCCAAGTGAACTAAGTTGACGAGATAGCTTGAGAAGCTCACAGACCTCATCTGAGGACGTTGAGCCAAAACTTAAGCCTATCTGTAGGGTCTGTACCCCACGCCCACTAGCGACCACACAGACGTCCTGATTGTATACAGGAGCTGAGGGACTAACCGCTGTGGTTACTGGAGTACCTTTCTGGTTTACTATAGTTTCTGTAGTACTTGTTATTGTTTCTGCTTGTTGATTGCTGCCAAAGTCTCCGACATTAGCCTCGCTACCCTTAGTTGGTAGACAAATTAGTACTAAACAAGCTGCTATTAGTCTCTTCATTAACTCGTAACTCTTCTATTTTTAAAATCCATGATTGTGGTATGGCTATGTAAGAGCTGCCTACCTGTAACTCTTCCTCAACAATACGAGAGCGCATTACAATTACCTGCTCTGCATCATTGAGAATTAACCAACCTACCTCTTGACAAACAGCACACTCATGTGCTAGAATGTCCTCAAGGTTAGTCCAAGTTCCATCAGAATCTAGTGCGTCTTTCCAAGTAAGACGAACCATTGGTATATCTGTCATATCCATGTATTAGCCCTAGGTGCTGAGTTTATATTATAACCATTAACAAATTTATCTAACTCATCTATTAATAACTGCTCTTTACGGTCTGTCATTTCTCGGTCTACATCTGCTGACATAAGATCTGTCCAGTATTTAACACCCATTGCTAGGGCATCTAACCTATCATCGTGAGCTAGAGAGCCTCTGTAGGTAGTTATACGGGATAGCTGGTAGGTCAACATATAGCGTTGGGCTTGCTCTGGTGGACGGTGTTGTACGCTGTCAAAGTCGTCTTGGATGACCTTTGGATCAATAACTAACCTGTGTTGGTTCATTACTGGTTCAAGTGTCTGTATGATACGCTTTTCTTTCTGTACACTGTGCCTAACTTCTTCTATAGAAACAGGGTATATCTTTCTAAGGAAGGGTTTGATAAGCTCATTGAACATACCATCACCAAAGTTACTCTCGATGAGCAGTTTGTTGACTTTATGATCTTTAGCTAGAGTGGCTAGTTTGGTTAAAGTTTGATCTGTATAACCTCCGTCTAAACCACCACAAGCTGGTACGTATAAGAAACCGTTAAGCATCTTAACAACAGCATATGACGTTTCATCTTTACCACGACCAGATGGATCTATTACTAGAACAGACCCAGTGTAGTCCACGTAGTTGCCCACAACAGCCTCAGGAGCAAAGAACTTGTCTCCGTTAAGGCCAACATTAGGGAGTTCTTTAACCTCCTTCATAATGCCATACACGAGCTTCTCAGGTGCTTTATCTTTATCTACTGACATAACCATTAAATCAGAGAATTTAAGAGGGTATCTATCAGTGTCAGACAGTGTGGTGTCTAGCATAAACTGTAGAGCAAAGCCTGATCTACCGTAAGATAACTCACGCTCAGTCAGATCCGCATCATCAAAACGTAAAGGGTCTACTGCTTCATTATCTAAAGGTGTTTTAGCTGAGTTCATAGCCTCCCAAAGCATAGGAGCTAGACGATTACCATAAGCCTTTTGAGCTTTGTCTAGGGCGGGGTAACGTGCGGGCCAAATTCTCATCTGGTAGCCACGCTCTGTTAACGTGTTGTAAAGACTCATTTCACACTGTGGTGTTCCTAAGTACAAGATCTTGCCGTCAGGCTTTAGTACCGCATCAAACTCTTTAACAGCTTCACCTAACTTACTTCTCATCATCTGAGTCATAGAGTTATTAGGTACTTCGATGTCATCAGCAATTATGATGTCGGCACGACTGCCTGTAAGCTGACCAGTGATACCCACGGACTTAACCGAAGGGCTACCACTAGCCAGCGCAGGTCTTACGTCAAACGCTATCTTACTCCACCTTTGGTCACTTGTAGCTATCAAGTGTTGACACATAGGGAGTTCTAAGATAAGACGTTGCGTAAATGTCGAGAAATCATCAGCTCTTTGTTTAGAAGCTGACACAACCATAAACTTCTTTTGAGGGTCAAGAAGCAATTGGTGCACGACAAATGCAGCAGTAATGTATGACTTACCCACACCCCGAAAAGCCTCGATGATTGCTCGTCGAGGACAGTTCTGGATATAATCAGCCATGTCATATTGTACAGGCGTAGGGTCAGGCAAGTTCAGGTGTTTCCAAACAACAAACAAAAAGTTTCGGAAGTCCTGTAGTTGCTTATCCATTCCGACTCCTGTTAGATTTTACACTCATGATGCGTAAGTTAGTTTTAGATTTATTTAAAGGGTTACGATCAACATGATCAATGTCTTTACCAGCTAGGGCAGCAGCACCGTGTGTTTTAACCATATTCCTTCTTGACTGTTTGCGAGCATCGTTTCGTCTACGCTGTTCAGGTTTCTTATGGTATCTCTCGTACTCTTGTTTGTAGTTCCTAGCCATTACTTATCCTTTCCATTTAACTTTATTAGCCCAATAAGCTGCCGATGATGGGCCTTTAGCTATATTCTTAGCATGTCTATCTTTAAAAGCCTTTCTTTGTTTAGCACTTTGATTAGTTTTAGCGCCATATTCACCAAACCGTATAATCTTTTCTTTACCGTTGACCTTCGTTTTTACAACGTGAGATTTAGTACCGCTTCTCTGCGCTACAGGTTTGTTTATTTTTAAATGATCAGTGTTCGCCATTACTTTTTACCTTTCTTAGCAAATCCTATTTTCATGTTAGCATAAGCTTTGTTAGAAATTGTTGACTTTTTCTTACTGCGGCTAGTACCCGCTTTCTTTCTTTTATTAATGTTCTCGTATAAAGACATTAGTGTGCTACCTCTTCAAAAGGTAAACCTTGTAAAAGGCTTGCCATTGGTGACTCTGCTGTAATTATATCAGTACTTGCACCGTTATCTTTAAGAAACTTTACAGCAACAGACAACTCTGCTGATGTAGCTTCGCCTGAGCTTACCCTAATTAAAAGTTGTTCAGTCACTACTTCGTGTAAACGCTCTAGTTTATCTTGCATTATATACCTACCACTTTAATAAATTCACCTAAGCCCATCTCTTGCGCCCAGTAGACACAAGCACCACCTACAGCTAACCACTTTATCTGTAGTAAGGTGCGGTTAATGCTGTCCAGCATACTTCTAAGCTCTTCAGCATTAGTTGTTAGGGTTCTTAGCTGTTCTTCGTGTAAGTCAATACGCCATTCTAAGCGGTCAACCTGAGATTTTAAATCATCCATGCTTTAATCCTAGTTTAAGTCAACCCAAGCGCCGTTAGCGTACAGTTTTAGTTTATGGTCGTCGGTGTCATAATACACTTGACCGTTTGCAGGGGCACTAGGAGCAGCACTTTGAGCTGGGAACTGAACACCTCCATTAAGCGGTAGTGTTACTAACTCACCTGTTTGCTGTGCACCACCTACAATTTTACTGTACTTTAAAGAACCGTCTTCAGAACCGTCACTGGCATCGGCAATTTCTACAGAAATGCTACCGTATAAAGTTTTCTCAGGGCCACCTGATGAAAAACCACGGTCATTAGCACCGTAAAACTCTATTTTTCCTAAGTCTTCTCCATCTGCTCCATTAGATTGATTGCGGAAAAGTTCTATAATAGGACTAGCATCAGCACTAGAAGCTTCGTTATTCGTTATTACAAGATCAGCGTTAGTGTTGTTACTGTTTATTGTTATAGGGCCAACTGCTACTTTTACTGGGCTGCTAAAGGTAGACTCAGTACCGTTAAGTGTTAATACGGTAGTGTCTTCTGTCCCTGCTGTAACAGTAGTAAAGTGTAAAGAACCGTCTTCTGTAGCGTTAGTCTCATCAATAATCTCAGCGTGTATTCCTGCATACTTATGTTTTGCAGGGCTGTAACCATTAGCATTATTAGCCGTAAATTGAATCTCACCTAGATGATCACCGTCATCAGCTTCTGGGCCATCACTTTGAAATAACTCTAAAATTGGAGTTGATGTTGCTTGAACATTACCAGTGGCATCTGCTTGGATTAAAACAGTATCTGTCGCAGTCAAGCCCGTAAGAACACCTACAGATGTAATACCAGTCTGTGCTGCATCTACGTTAAAAGTAGTACCAGTTAAAGTTAAACCAGTGCCACCTGTATAAGTAGTGTTAGTGTCTGTAGAAGATATTGTACCGTTAGAAGCTATTGCTACATTAGTTCCTGCTGTTAAAGCGGCTACAACATTAGCTGTGTCTGTCACATCTGCACTTGCTTCAATAGCGTTTAGTTTAGTGTGGTCAGCATCAGTAAAGTTATTTTGAGATAACTGCCCATCTTGCACTGTATAAGTAGTGTTAGTGTCTGTAGAAGATATTGTACCGTCAGACGCTATTGTTATATTGGTACCTGCCGTTAAAGCTGCCACAACATTAGCTGTGTCTGTCACATCTGCACCAGCTTCTATACCTGCTACTTTAGTAACTGTAACACCCTGAGAAGCCTCAAAACTGCTGTCAAAGTTACCCGCAGATTGATCTAAAGCTTCTTGAGCTATAAAGAAAGCTTGGTTAGAGTCTTCGTTAAGCACGTCAGAAGTTAATAACCCAGAGTCAGAATAAGAAACTAACTTAGTGCTTTGGCTACTGTTACGGGTAACAAGGACTACAGCACCCGCTGGTAACTCTTCGGAGAACGAAAGGCTAGTAGACCCCTCTACTAAAATGTAGTAGAGAGGGTTTGTAGATGTAAAAGAGCCAAAAACTTGCTGTGTAGCCCCTGCCTGAACAGCAGGGACGGTTACATTGTTGACACTTACAGTCAAATGACTGGATACGATGTAGGTAGGTGTAGTAAACCCTACCGTTTGAGCTGCTCCCAAAGTTACCTTTGTGAATGAATTAGCCATTTAATCTGGATCTCCTATTACTTGTTCTGATAGCATTCTTGCTGGTATTTTAGTTAATGGGTTGTTAGGTGTAAAGTTTTCTAATAGCTTGGCTGTTTCATATAAAGCCCCATGCCCGTCAAGGTCTGTAGCTTCACCCGCTATTTTACTAATGCCTGACATCCCCTGATCTATTAGCTGTACGGTTGGGTTTTGTATTAAAGTATCAGGGCTAAAACCAAAATGGTTAAACATTAAGGAAAACATACCAGACATGCCCATATAACTAAGAACGGCTTTAGACATTGCGCCTGTTTCAAATTTCTTAGCTAAGTATTCCTCTCTATCATCTCTACCTATAGAGTTAAGAGTAGTACGAGACATATAAGCCATGGTCGCTACAACTAAACCACCCATAAATATAGACATAGGTACTGCGGCATCGCCGTGACGTATTCTTACCATTTGACGAGCGTATTGTTGTTCATTAGACCCTAACACAAAGCTCCAGAATTGAAACAAAGTTTTACCCCACTCACTTCTAATAAAAGGGTTTGTAGAACCAATGTTTGTTATCTGTACGTTTTGTGTAGTTTCTACGTTTAAAGCATAGCTAAAATCGTCAAAAGCTTCAGGGTGTTCCTTTTCCCAACGACTTAGGTTTAAAGTTTTAAGTCTACCATCAGCACCTACTGTAGCAAGGTCATCCATTGCTGCTTTAATTCGAGTAAGTTCCTCAGTACCTAATCCTAGTTGTTTTAACTTTACATCACTAAAGACGCCTAAGTCACCTTTAGATAACTTTTTATACATATTAGTAGTAAAGTTTACAGAGTTCCAACGACTTAGGAAAACTGTCACAGGTGATAAACCACCAACAAGACTTATAAAGTTACGCCCTTTAGCTAACACTTCGTCAGTTTTAGTGTAGTCATTGCCCATTACATGGTGCATGTCTGTATAATCTTCATAACGTGAATTCATTTTACCCGTTATAATATCCATACCCATACCAAAAGATTCTTCAAACTCTTGTGCTAACTCGCTACTTAGCTCACCGTTTTTAGCTCTTTTAACTAAGCTCGCAAAAGCGGGTACATTATCTAAAGCGTTACGCATACCATTTTCAAAAAGTACGTTAGACGATTCAATAACAGCAGCTAAACCTGATTGACCCATAAGGCGAATAAAGTTTAACTCTCGTAAACGTCTAAGCGTCTTTCGTGTTACAGTGTCCATGCCTTCGTTAGCGTTATAACTACCACGTATAGCTTCATAAAGATACTGTAAACTTTTAGCTTCTGCTTGTGATTGGTCAGAAGAAATGTTATATTTTTCTAGGTTGTCAGTAACAATATCATCAAGCATTTTAGAAAAAGTCTCATCACCGTCGATACCTACACGAGCTAAAGACGTAGCTCCTGCCATGCGGTGTATATACACACCCATAACACGTTCAGTATTTGTGTCAATAAGATCTGTCAATTTAAAAGTAAAACTATCACCATGTTGTGGGTGACCTTCTTTATAAGGTATGTTAACTTCTAGTTTATCGTCTATGTTCATACGTGATCTAGCATGTACGTTTTTACTTTTACCACGTACAATATCTTTAGTTAGTATTAAAGCGTCCACCTGTTCTTCTGTTAACGCTATACCGTCATTATCATCTGCTTCTAGTAATATCTTACGTAACACATCTTCATCTACAGCAGCGTTACGAGCCTCTCCAGTTCTAGTATATTTCTGACGCCATATCGTAGTGCTTAAAGACTTCCAGTATTTACCAGCAGCTCGTGCAATAACAGCTTCATCCATATCAGGGTTTGCAGCTCTAATCAATTTAATAAAAGCCTTTTTAATGTCTTTTTTATCAGCTCGTTTTGCTAACACATCAAGCAACTCTGGCTGAAACATACGAGGCATATAATCTTCAATTGATTGTGATTCGTCAAAAACACCTAATTTTTTACCAACCTCAAACATTTCTTTTTTCATGGCGTTGACTTCATCAGCAGCTTGTAGCATACTGTTTGTCATCTCTTGTGTAGTGTCACCGTTTAAGTAATGAAAGATACGCTTATTAATTTCTGCTTGTGTAACATCTGTTTGGTCTACTTTACGTAGTATCTGAGCTAACTGCCCTGTATATTTACGATGGAAAATCATATGGTGTATAGAAGCGTTCTGTGGTATCTTAACTAATTTACCAGCTTTATCTTTTAAACCACTAGACACTAAAGCCATTTTCATAGCTAAGTGGCGTGTTACAGGGTTAGCTGATTGAGTAAGCAAAGCTATAGCTGATAAACGCTTACGAATACCAAAGGTGTCCCAGATGTTAGGGATAAGCGTAGGTACATCAGAAAGGTCTTCAGGAAGCCCTAGGTCACGTACATCCTCAGCTATTTTCTCAGGTGTTGGCGTTCCAAACTCTTCTTGCTGTGCTTTTACAGCTTCAGTGTTAAACTTCTGCTCTGGTGTCGAACTACCTTTAGGTACTTTCTTAGTTGTTTTACGTGTAACTTGTCGAGTGCGAGGCTCAATGCGGTCTGCAAAATCACCTGCATCTAGAGCGACATAAGCTTCGTCACCAAAATCATCTTGTGTTCTAGCTACTAAACCTTCTTCTTCTAGGCGTTGTATAGCTGCACTTAATTCGTTGTCACCATAACCAGAAGAGGTAGCTAGGTCATCCAGTGTTGTAACTTCAGTACTATCTTCTAACTCATTTAACACTCGGTTTTCTGTACCTGTTAAAGAGTTAATAACTGTACTACGGGTTACTGTTACATCCTCTACTACATCTTCTAAGACTTCTTCAATTACTTCATCAAATTCATCAACGACACGAGCTGGTTGTAGAGATGCTGTAGCTTTCTTTAAAGACGTATGTTTAGAAACCTCTTCACCGTTCTTTCTAAGCACCCATCTGCTTTTTCCTTTTACAACAGAATATACATCTTTACCTACAGTAACTAGATAATCACCTTTGCCTATCTTAGTTGTTTCGACTTCTAAAGGTGCTGTAGTAGGCACAGGGGCTTCTTCAGGATCCGTTAGGGTATCTACAGTACGCTTCTGCTTCATCATTGGAGTGTGGTTTGCTAATTTAGCTTCTGCATCTTGCGTCAGTTTTACTTGTGTTTCTACAAAATGCTCTGCATCTACATCACGCATAAGCCTTGCAGACACACCACCCATTGCACCACCTACACCAGCACCAAGCGCAGCACCGTAAAATACATCACGTAGTTGTGCATCGGGACGTAGCATATACTCAGCAGCACCTACTAACGTACCTTCACCAGCACCTATAAGAGCGCCTGATTTAAGGTATTTACCAATACGAGCAGCGCCAGTAACCTTACTAGCTCCCGCAGTTAGATTAGCATAAGGCATAAAGTACAAAGGGATGTAAGCAGGGTCTAAAGCACCAGCAGATAATAAAGCTGTAACAGTACCAAAGCCCATGTCACCAAGGGTCTTATAGTTTTCTTTAGCGTTTGCAGCTCGCTCTGTTTTAAAATCAAACTCAGATTGACTTTGGGAATCTAGTAAATCTTTAGCCCACACATCTTCGTAGTTAGTATTTATGTTAAGCTGTTGCTCTTCAGTAAAAGAAAACTCAGTATCTCTCTCAAAGTCTTGGGCGTAATCAGAATTCGCATACAGGCGACTAGCCCATGTTAAATCTTTAGACGCCTCAAACTTTTCAGTCCAAGTAGCTTTTTTAACCGCAGGGGCGTTTGCTGATGGCGTGAATCCGCTTTGGACAGGCGTAAAACTATCTAAGCCGCCAAAAGGTTTATCGTCAGCCATATGTATTCTCCGTTAGTGTAATTTATTATAACCTTTAATACCTACAATATCATCTATTTCTGAAGACAAACGAAAAATCATTTTTCTGCTATGTAAAGTAAGTGGGCTATTAGGTTGCTCTTTAACTATTTTCGTTAGATCGGCGATTGTCTTTTGCTTACGTTCAACACTTCTACCTTCTTCAAGAGATAGACCAAGCTGTTTAAATCCTAGAAGCTTTTCCTTCTCTATTTCTAACTGCTGTCTGTGTTCTACATAAACAGGATCATCAGGGTTTTCTAGTTTTTGATAAGCACCCTTATTACCTAATAAACGATTACCTGCTTTATAAGCAGTAAATTCATCTTCTATACGTTGTAGTTCAACATTAATAGGTTGGTTTTCTATAGCTTGAGCTGCCTTATTAATTTCATAAGTCTTACCATACTCAACAAATTGAGCAGGTGTCATAAGTATGTTTTTACCATACTCAGCTATAACAGGAACATTGTTCCCAAACTCGTTCTTTTTGTAAACAATCTCACCTTCATCGTTTCGTAAAGGTATATCAAAAAGTATAGGTAGTCCTGACGTATCAGTCACAGCATATAATGGACTGTTGTCATCACCGTTAACCGTCATTAATGTAAGGTCTTCAGATTCAGGCATTGAGTCTTTTAATTTACCTAAAAAATCAGGCATGTACTCGCCAGTTAATTTAGACATATACATTGCTGGGTCAGTAATATGTGGATATTTTGCTAGAAAAGTAGGATCTGCTAAAGCATCAACAAAAGGTTTGCTGTTTACACGAGTAGTGAAATCTTTAAAGAAGCCTTCAGATCTAACAACTAAATACCTTTTATCCATTTCTTGACTAGCTTTAGCTGAGGCTTCTGAATAAGACATACCACCATATTGTATTAAATCGTTGGCGTACCTAGCTGCCCAAGATGAAGCTTCTTTATTTTGAAAGTTAGTAAAGAATAAATCATCACTGCCTTTAGGATCTATAGCATCAGGCGTTACTGTGTTTTTGTTGTTTAAAGAAACTGGGTTAGCAGCATTAGTTGATATTCTAAGTGCTGCTGCTTCTATACCTTCTACTTGTGCAAAGGTATCAAAAGCATCCATAATAGCTAGATCCTTACCTGTAAGTAACCCATCAACATGACCGCCTGATTGTCTCTTGTGCATTCTAAAAATACTAAGACCTTGTTGCATGGTGGCTTTGTCGTTAACATTACCTCTCATAATAGAATTAAACGTATTCTCTACGGCTCTTTTATGTGAAGGTATATCTATACCAGAAGCTTTAGAACTTTCTATATTAGCATATACAATTTCTTCATACGCTTCATAGTCACCAGCTTGAAAAGACTCTAGTTCTTTCTCGTTCCAGCTTTTTACAGTTTTTTGTTTTACTTCTGCTAACTGTGTTGGTGTAAGGTTTTCAGACAACAAAGCTACAGAAGTTGCTGTAGAATAACTAGCAGTAGTTGCTTGACCAACAGCTGCGTCTACTTGAGCATCAGACAACATCTTAGCAACATTCTTCTCATAACCTTTGCGAGCATTTTGTAAAGCTGCAAATTGAGTACTATTTTTAAAATCAGCGGTATTGTATAACTTTTGAGATTCAGCATACTCATCCCAACGTGGATCCATGTTATTTAAACCTTGGATAGCTGAGTTTGTAGCCCACTCGTTAAACTTTTTCATTTCCACTTTAGTATTTCTGGCTACATTTAATAACCTATTATTAAGATCTGTGTTCCAATCGTCTTGTGTGTACTCTTCTGTAAGAGGTCTAGTGTCCATTACAGTAAAGACTTGATCAGTTTTACTTGAAACAAACCTTTCTAAATCTTTAGGTAAGTTTCGATCTCTTTCTGCAACTTCTAGTTTGTTAAACTGTCTACCCCAAGTAAGCTTTACCTTTTCGTGAGCTGTCTCTGCATAATCATGAGCAGGTGCGTATACTTCATTTCTTTTTCCATCACGTTCTGATACAGTCATATCAGCGTACTTAACTTGCGTAGCGGTGCCATCTTCTGCTGTACGTGTTATTGCACCATTAAGTTGAAAAGCTGACCATTCGTTTTGAGATTTACCAATGACATTCTCTATATTTAGAGTTTGCATGTCAATTTCTTGGCGTTCTCTTTCGTCATCTATTGCTTTCTGCTCACGGGTTTTTTTATCAGCGGCAGCTTGTAGTTTAGCTTCTCTTCTTTCTGCATTTGCTTGTATCTGTCCTATAGACTGCATTGCACTTATACTTGTTTGAGCTAGAGCTTCCATGACTTTTGCTTTTCTAAAGTCACCGCTTTCTGCTAAAAACGTGTTGGCGCTTTTACCTTGTACAAAGTTATCCCTAGGGTTTGCATTAGCGTGTACTTCATACTGACCTTCTTTCATGATGTCAGAGACATTACCCATGACTTCGTATACTGATTTATTTCTTGCCATTTTTTTAATGTCCTGTTATTAAAATTTAAACTGTGGGGTTTTTGACATTTGTGGCGTATTCCCAGTAAAGACGTTGCGAGTTGCCGACTGTGAACCTGTAGTAGTAGACGCAGCTACAGTACTACCGCCACCGCTTCCAATACCCATCATTGAAGCTGCTGAACCTGCTGCTAAACCTGAAGAAGCACCTTGTAAGAAAGAAGTAGTCGCTACTGAACTGCTATCCCATTCAGGCATAGCAACAGAGTTAATACGTGATTGATAATTAGCTGCTGAGGTTAAACCACCTTCGTTAAATTGTGCGAGGCGTCTACCCATATTAGCTGATGCCATGTTTTCACTCATGAGACCTTGACGTCTCATGTCTTGTACAATAGCGTTGTTGTTTAAATTACCACCAGTCTCACCAATGGCTACCTCGGCTCTTGAAATAGATTTACGAAGTTGTAGAGCGTTGTTTATTTGTACTTCTGCATTCTTTTCTTCTTCTTGCGCTAAATTTAAGTTAGCTTGTCTATCCGCAGTTATTTTAGCAGCTTCACTGTTTTTTACGTTAGCTTCAAAAGCTGCTGCTTGTGCTTCATGTTGCGCTTTAGCTTGCCGTTGAGCTGAAGCTGCTGACATAACACCTATTGCCAATCCTATAGTGACCGGTTCACACATTTTTCTTAATCCTCACAAATTGGTAGAAGGGTTGTTTCCCTACACCGTGTTCTTTATCTAGTTTTATAAACTCAAAGCCTAAGGACTTTAACCATCTTTTTGATACAGTGTTATCAGCGTGTACAAAGTTAGTAAGAAGTGGGTAGCTTTCAAGCATTTCTTCTACCCACACCTTAGCAGCTGGAAGCATTACACGTTTAGTATCCAGCAGTTTATCTGTACCTAATAACCAAGGGCTTGCTAATACACCTGAATCCACAAGACCATACATACCCACTACACTGCCATCTTCATGGACTATAGCATTACACACCTTAGAGTGCTTGTAGCTCTCCTGTAGAGCGCCTAAGGGTGATGAGCCATGACTGTACATGATTTCCATAGCGTCCTGTGAGCGCATATTAGGGGCTATCTCATGGCAGTCTTTTAAAGTAGCGGGTCTGTAGTGGTGGGGCATATTAAAGTCTCTTATTGCGTAAGACGACATAACCTTCCCACTCTGCACTTTGGAAAGTGGAGGGTAGATGGGTGTCGTTAGATATAGTTATTTTGGCATTAGATGCCTGTGATTGAATGTTTACTGTGTGGTTCCCTGTATCTACTACAGCAGTATACCCTATGATGTTAGAGACCTGCCCCAGTATGCGCCCTGTAAAGTTAGAGAACGCTGGTACTCTTCCTAGTGTCTCATTAGAGACGTCAAACGTACCAGTGTTGTTAAAGTTAAAGGTCATATTCCTTAACTGGAACCTAGCTAGAGTAGTGTTGTCGCCATCTGTAGGTTCAAACACTTGCTCTGACACGCCGTACTTAAACGTGTAGGGTTGCCCAATATCCACGTAATTAGAAACTTCAGCTCCATTTTCTGTATGCTTATTTGTTGCTGCATATGGATTAGTAGTACTGTTAATTAAATGGGCACAGACAGCCACTTTAGCTGCATTACTATTACCTTTAGCAACTAACTCACCCCTAAAGTTAATAAACTCTGTGTTCTCATCTATATCAGGGTATTGTATATCTAAGAAAGCTGGAGTGTGCGCTGGAGTACTAAGAGTGTGCGTTACACGTTTTCTATGGTCTAGTAACACATCATGCTGTTTACCAGTAAATTTAACACCTAATGTCGTGTTTACTGAGAAGACAGCCACTTCATCTACTAAACCTTCAAAGAAAGCTGTGCTTGTTGCATTGTACGGTAATATCCACACGTGTTCTATATACCCAGTTTGGCCGTAAGGCCCAGTAGAATAATTAGAATCAGATGAAAGAAAAGTTGTACCGTTTACAGTAAAGCTAGATACGTCCGCATTGGAGGACTCAGGTACAATAAAGCTTACTGCGTGTTGTGAACTGTGTACTTTATCGCTGACACTTACTGAAACTACTGCATTTGCTCCGTTGAAGTCAACAAGGTCATAAAACCCGCCTCCTGTTCTAGTTACATCTGTAGATCCTGTTTCATCTACCCAAGTTACGGATCGAAAACGGTAACCTCTGGAACCTAACGGAACAGTTGTGGAGTCACCAAAAGATATGTCAGGGGCATCAGTACGTACAGCCATTGTTTCAAAACGACCATCACCATATGTAATGTATAAGTTAGAATTGTTAAAACTTATGTCCACAACATCTGTATCAAAGATCCATTTAGACCAAGCACTTTGGACTCTTTGGTTTCCTTGGTTATACCACTTGTATATGTAAGCTTCTTTATGGTTATCAGTAGTTAGGCATACCAACATACTCTCGTTAGTAGAAGCTACCATTTTTCTCATAACACCTTTAAGATACTCAGGGACGTGTGAGGTCACCAGTGTTGCATCTTTAATCTCTGTATCACCTTCAGTGTAATACTCACGTACACCTGCGTAATTACCACCTTTAGTAGCAAAGAAAGCACTGTTACCAGCAGACACAGGTGCAGCCGTAAGGTCACACTCAAACTTCGTAGACTGATCTATAGTAACTTCTGCGGCTGTTAATAACTGACTAGATGTTATAGTAAACTGGTTTAGCTCAGTAAAGAGTAACAAAGCATCCTGTATAGGAAGTGCTGCTTTTAACTCTGACACTTCGTTTTGGCTTACTGCAACGTCTATAGGGTCAGCATCTAAAAGAGTTCTTACTGTAGTCCTAAAGAAATTAAAATACGAGCCAGCTTCACTGAAGACAACATTCTCACCCGATAAGACACCTAAGCGGTTACGGTGAAAGAATATATCAGAAATAGTTTTTCCAACAAAGCTAGGAAATGGGTTTGTGTTCTCATCACCTACAAGACGATCAGCCCATGTTTTACCTACGTTGTCTGACCCTATACCAAACGTGAAACTTAATACTGGAGAACCGTTTAAATCTACGCTTTTTTGTTTTAAAGTGTAAGGTAATGTTTCTGGTGCCATTTCATGTTGTATGCCATCTTTATGTGTTTCTTTCCATGCTCCACCACCAGCAGCTCCTCGGTAAACAACATAGAAATCGTCTTCTTCTTGTTGATTATCTCCAGATACTTTTAGTCTAAAACCTTCTTCACATTGGTTTGGTAGAGAAGTAAAAGATTTAGCGCTTTCTTTAAACACGCTTAAATTTACACCACCATCGTCATCTGTAACTGATATATCAAAATCACCGTAAGAGCCTTCTTCATCAGACGCTACAATAATATAAGGTTCATCTGTGTAAGAGTGAGGTAAAACAACTACTTCTCTTTTACCAGAATCGTCATATTTATATATGGTAATTGCGGGGCATATAATCCTATGAATAGGAATAATATATACTCGATTACCTATTTGTTCTCTTGTATAATCTTTTTTCCACTCCATTATGTTTAGAGGTAAAAGTATTCTACGGGTTAGTAACACACCCTCACTGTTTGTACTGTCTGCAATCTTAGCCCAACCTCTTCTTGTTTGGATAGTTTTCCAATCGTCGTCCTTTCCTCCTGTCACCCAACCTGCACCTGCGCCTTCATATCCTACACTAGCACCACCTGCATAGATAGCCATCTTTGATGGGTCAGAGTCATATACATCCTCAGGGATAGTTATAATAGCCACTTTATTATAGTAATGCTGACCGTTATATGTAGTTTCGCCTCTGTTGTAACCTTCATCTCTTAAAGGGAAAGTTGCCTCTGCTGTAGGGACGTTAAAGTGTGTTTTTATTTGTGTTCTAAAGGGTGTGTTGTCGGCACCTGCTCCTGAAGCCGCAGTACCTATAATATTACTAACAGCTAGTTTAGCGTCTCCGTTCCCATCAGAAGTGTTGGTCATAGAGTTACAATAAAAGGTTTTCTTAAGTGGGCTTCCAGCCGCCGTTAAAGCATCTTGAGCGTCTGTACTTTTTGGAGTCATACTTAAAGAATAGGTTCTATCGTAGTTTACAGATTTTAAGTAAACAAGGGCGTGATGCCCTACTTCTCTAGTTACTGTAGAATCAGAAACTTCTACTACTTTTTCAGTGTTAACTAGAAAAGTAGAGTCGGAGACTGAAGTAGCCTTCAAACTTGCAATTGAGCTTGTAACTAGGTATCCTGTTTTGTCGTTATTAAGTTTACTTGTGGTATGTGTCCCATCAGCATAATAATGCCAACTTGCTACGTTTGATTCGTAGTTTAACCTTCCTTGTATATCGTAAACTAAAACTTTAGGTGCTTTACCTGTTAATGTTACAGTACTCCCAGAAGCAGACACAATTGTACCAGTGTAATAAAATTTTATTTCTCTACCTGAAACATCTATAATTTTTTTGTTTGTTCCGTTGAGTAGCGCTTCCGAAGTACCAGAAAAACCTGCAATATCTACAAAGTCTCCTTTACCGAAAGAGTGGTCTGTTCCTACGGTAACTGTAAAACTTTTCTCAGTTGTGTTGATAGATACATTTACAGTAGAATCTTGAGTAAGCGTTGCTGTTTCATTAACACTTACAGCCACTAAATACTGTTCTTCTGCGCTTCGCTTATATGTATGTACAAAGTAGTCACTAGGGTTTATAACAACAGTGTTAACTGATGTTAGGTTTGCACTGTCTGAGTTAGTAGACGACCAGCTAGAACCTGACCAGTTAGCGTTCGTCCTAAGCAACTTGTTTACAAACTTAGTAGGTGGTCTCTTCTTTAGGCCGTCAACTACATCAGACAAACCGTTTTCCTGTACTTCTCCTTGAGTTGGTAAACGTAAAGAAGGAGGTTGTTGTGAAATACCGTTTATAAGATTTGGTATACTTTTAGAAACTAAACCCATTTAGGTCACCCTTGTGCCAATAGAACGATCTAACACTCTCATAGTGCTATTATCATCAAATATATTATAATCACCGTTATCCCCTTCCATCTCTCGGAGGGCGAATAAGGCAGTTTGTTCGTCGTTCCTGTTCATAGCTGATAGAGTATCACTACCTACAACACGCTCTTGAAAGATTCGTGAAGCTTTAGTTGTGATGTATCTTCGGGCTACTTCAGGTACGTCTGAAAAAGTTAACAATAAGATTACATCTAATTTTAATTGTTTTGTTATTGTGTAACTGTGAGTAATTTTATCATACATTCTATTACCACGTTGCACGTATTCTTCTTTTGTACTTCTAAACTTTGTTTGTGATTGAGCTAAATCAGCTCTAACAATTTCGGCTGGTAAAACTATTTCATTACTATCATTAGGGGATGCAGGAAAATCTTCTTCTGTGTTGAAGTTCCATCCCATTGATTGTACTTCTCTTGAAACATCATTGAGAATAGTCTCAGCAGTTTCAGCATCTAATAACCCTGATGCTAGTGAGCTTACAGGGGCTTCACCAATAGTAGACAACATTGCGTTGACTGCTTCTAGCTCTGTAGTGGGTGTTGTTATTGACATTTTTACCTCAATGAAAAAATAAAGAGAGAAGCACCCCCGAAGGGATGCTCTCAATTAGACTAGCTTATGCTACTAAAGCAATAGCCGATTTGCTACGAAGTACGTTATGACCCATTGCATATTTAGCAACCATCAAAGTACCTTGACGTTCGATCTGGTATTCAGACTCAACGCCTAGATCAAGCAACTTAACTGTTGCCGCAGCGTCTTTAGTGAACATAAGACCTCTAAGATCAGCATCACGACCTGCATAAGCAGCAGCTCTATTCGCTTCGTTAGTACCTGAAGGAGTAGGAGTTGACTGAGCATCAATCGGTAGGTGGTTAGACATATAGATTTTAACGCCGCCTACTGTAGGAACTTGACCAGTTGCAATACTACCGTTACCGCCTTGGTCACGGTTAATAGCTGTACTGTCAGCGCCTAAAAGTAAGTAGTAAGTTTCTGGATTCAGAACACAATACTTCTCACCAGTTACGTCATGCTTGTCGAAAGTTTCTAAAGCTTTGATGATACCGTTAACAACGTCCTGAGCTAGTACACCAGCAGTGCCTTCCTCAGTGACAGTCCTAATGTCAATCTTACCAGCTTCACCAGTAGTACCGTTAGATAGATTAGCAAAGTCAGCATTTTCCCACGCAGGAACGAGATCACCGTTACCACCGCCAGTTGCAGCAGTGTAGATTGTTGAGAAGATGTTACGGTCAGCTGCGTTAGCTAAAGCGTTACCCATTTCTGATGAGTAGATAGAACGCACATCGTAGTGGTTCATTGCTTCATCAATCTTAGGTACGAACACTGAGCTGACCAATAGATCATCTACAGTTACTGTTACTTCGCTGTGGTTTACGCTGTCACCAAGAATGGTTTCACCAGCTTTCTGATAGGCTGCACTTGCCGTCCCAACACTTGGGAATTGAGCAGATTTGCCGTTAGAAATTGTGCGCGTTCTGTGAAGG